TCTCACAGTTTACACTTTTGGTTATCCCCCGGTACCCTCCAGTTCACCCAAAGTAACCATAGGCCACCCTAAACCTTCGGTTTAACCTTAGGTGGGACTGTTGGGAAACCTTGGGTGATACTATATGTTGTGGTGAGTGGGACCTTGGGATACTATATGTTGATGTCTCTGTGTCCCTATCTGTTGGCCCTCTTTAAGTATCCACTAAGTAACACCTGAGGTTAGACCTGAGGTAACCACCTGAGGTAATACCTGAGACCATATACCTTAGGTTAACCATGTGACCATCCAGCGAGTCATCACTATAAGGTTATTCATTGTAGGTTGTCAATTCACTACTCAATTAGGTATCACTATAGGGAGACACTTTAAGTATTACTAAGAGACCATCACCATAAAGATAACTATCACTATAGGTCTACTTAAAGTTTAACTTAAGGTATTGACATTCAGATTACGTTATGAGACATTAGCAACCGTTGAGAGACACAACGTCACCAACTACCAGACAATACCACGAGTTATCTGGTTAGACTGAGGGCCTCAAGTAGTCATCAACCGGACATACGAAAGTGGTTGACTCAACGATAAACATCGAGTAATATGCATCACCAGTAACAACGCATCACCGCTAGGCAACTAGCATTGCTCTTTAACAATATGGATTAGCTGCTATGTTCACCATGACAATAGTGTTTAACTAGTGGTTACATTCAGGTCTCTGGCAAGGTACGTCCCGTCACCCTGAGAGTAACCACACTGATAACCACTAACCATAGGATATACATCATGATTTACACCAAAGAGCCAGCTAACAGGGTATTCGTATTCGTCACCGCTTACCGTGGCCATGAGTCGCAGGAAGTTAACGAGAAGATGCTCAAGGGTCTCATTAAGACCATTCGCACCTATCCGGGAGCATACGGCAACATTCGTGATGAGCACGTGAAGGGCTGCTTTAAAGAAGCTGGTATGTCTGAGGCAACGCAAGAACGCACGCTTAAAGTTGAATGTACTGAGAAGCAAGCAGCAGAGCTGACATGGCTGGCCTGTAAGACCTACTCGCAAGATGCTGTGCTGGTGGTGAACTCACAGACTCACACGGCTGCGCTATGGTCTATCGAGGATGTTGGCGAGTATCCACAAGTATACCCTACGCTCAAAGAGGTGTCTTTAGGTGGCACGCTGCAACAGGTTGATGCACCAAAGGGTGAGTGCTATTCAATCATCGACGGACAATACTGGGAGGTGGTCTAATGGTCAAATATGGCCTCACACAACAGGACATGCACGAATATCGCAGCGCCTTTAAGACCGCTTGCGAGTGCACTGCTGGCATACCTGAAGCAAAGGCCGACTGGTTCGGCTATTACATGGCCCAGATGGCCCAGACCTATCGCACACGTAAGGTGATGTATGGTAACCCTGTTCGTGATTAGTACGTACGCCCTGATTGTCCTGTACCTTGTGCGGGACTTTCGCAAGGGTCTCAAGGTGCATAAAGCATCATTCAGTTACATGAAGTGGGGCTTCTTGCCTCGCTTTACTGTGCGGCTGCCCAATGGCCGCTTTAAGGCAAACAAAGTGGGGATATTCTATGTCGCAACGCACTGACCTGAAGCACATACGGGCCGCTTTACATGTAATGGCCTATGGTGCCAGTGATGAACTGACCAAGCGCATCTTGACGAAACACCGCAGGATGACCGCACGGCAAGCAGCTGGTGCTGTCAAGTGGGCTAGACTCACACTCCTCTCTTACCAATAACTCCTCGCACCATAAGGAATAACCAAATGAACTACACCGATATACAAGCACGCTTAGACGTCATCCGCAACCTGCCAATCTGTGAACTCGACGAGCGCCAGCCGCTGCTGGTAGCACTCATGGCGGACATTGTGAACTATGAGACGTCCGACGGTGACGATACGGACAGCGATTGGGGTCTGGAACGTCAGGACTATTGGAAAACCCTGAAGATTAAGGCCAAAGACGCTGGGTTTAACCTGCTGGGCAATGGTCACTTCAGCGCAGCGTTTAAGCATAAGCTGCTACCGGGTAGGGTCATTAAGGTTGGCTTTAAGAAAGAGGACTCAGGGGCCGCCTACGTGGCTTTCTGCCGGATGCACCAAGGCCGTGTAGGGATTCCTAACGTCTATCACGTAGCGCGTCACGCTGGCTGCTATACGGTGGTGCTGGATGAACTGGAACCATGCCAGCGCAGGGAGAACGAGACGCATGAGCATTACGCAGACCTTGCTAACTACTTTGTGGAGAACTCTGGTGCAGAGCTGGGCGATGTTGACGGTGCAGAGAAGGAATTACCCTTCGTCGAGACGTGCCAAATGATTAACAAGTTCTTCCACGGGATTGCATCCTTTGACATGCACAGCGGCAACATCATGTTCACCAAAGACGGCAAGCCAGTGATTACCGACCCGGTGTCATTCTCAGCGGACCGGGACCGTGAGCCTTTCTCACTGGAACCTGAGGACCTGATTGCTGAGATTGAGCAGATAGCGCACGACAAGATGATTGAACGCTGTAAGCGCAACAAGGCTAAGCGTGACCCGAACGGCACCTTCCAGCGTGACCGTAAGTATCTCAACAAGGCACGTAGAGCGCGAGCCAAGGCATTTGCCAGACGTCGGAAGGAGCGCGAAAAGCGTGACGCTGAGATTTTAAAAGAGGGCCTAGCTAAAGTCGAGGAGCGGGTACTGGCGTGGCAAGTGGGGCCCGGCCTAGCGATACAGCAGGGCAAGCCGTTGCCAATCGACAACTACCTTCAGGGTAGACTCATGGGCTAACAAGGTGTATCTTAGGTGTCTCAACAGCGAGGCACCAATAGATAAACTTTATTCACAAAGAGGCACACAATGAACGCATTAAACATTGCACGTAATGACTTCTCAGAGATTGAACTAGCCGCTATTCCGTACAACATCCTCAGCGAGCACTACGGGGACAAGCTGGCACGTGAACAGCTGGCACTTGAGCACGAAGCGTACGAGCTGGGAGAACAGCGTTTCCTGAAGATGTTAGAACGTCAGGTGAAAGCGGGCGAGTTCGCTGACAACGTGGCCGCGAAGCCTCTGGTCCTAACGCTGCACCCACAGCTGACCAAGCGCATTGACGACTGGAAGGAGGAGCAAGCAAACGCTCGCGGTAAGAAGCCTCGCGCATACTACCCGATTAAGCACGGCGTTGCCTCAGAGTTAGCCATTAGTATGGGCGCTGAGGTACTCAAGGAGAAGCGCGGAGTGTCCAGTGAGGCAATCGCACTGCTAACCATTAAGGTCGTCTTAGGGACGCTCACAGACGCCTCAAAAGCCACTATCCAGCAGGTGTCCTCGCAGTTAGGAAAGGCTCTTGAGGATGAGGCCCGCTTCGGTCGTATCCGTGAGCAGGAAGCCGCATACTTCAAGAAGAACGTAGCGGACCAGCTGGACAAGCGAGTAGGCCACGTGTACAAGAAGGCTTTCATGCAGGTAGTCGAGGCCGATATGATATCCAAAGGGATGCTGGGCGGTGACAACTGGGCGAGCTGGAAAACTGACGAGCAGATGCACGTAGGGACCAAGCTGCTGGAGCTACTCATTGAGGGGACTGGTCTGGTGGAAATGACCAAGAACAAGATGGCCGATGGCTCCGACGATGTAACCAGTATGCAGATGGTCCAGCTGGCTCCGGCCTTCGTGGAACTCCTGAGCAAACGAGCTGGCGCACTCGCAGGTATCAGCCCGATGCACCAACCGTGCGTAGTCCCTCCGAAACCTTGGGTTGAAACCGTAGGCGGTGGCTACTGGTCAGTCGGTCGTCGCCCGCTGGCACTGGTTCGTACCCACTCCAAGAAGGCACTGCGCCGCTACGCAGACGTGCACATGCCCGAGGTATACAAAGCGGTAAACCTCGCGCAAAACACGCCGTGGAAGGTGAACAAGAAGGTTCTGGCGGTAGTCAACGAGATTGTCAGCTGGAAGCACTGCCCGGTTGCTGACGTCCCGGCTATTGAACGCGAAGAGTTACCACCACGCCCGGACGATATCGACACCAACGAGGTGGCACGCAAGGCATGGCGCAAGGAGGCCGCAGCGGTCTACCGTAAGGACAAGGCCCGCCAGTCTCGCCGTTTGTCAATGGAGTTCATGGTCGCACAGGCCAACAAGTTCGCTAACCACAAGGCCATCTGGTTCCCGTACAACATGGACTGGCGCGGACGTGTGTACGCTGTGAGCATGTTCAACCCACAGGGTAACGACATGACCAAAGGTATGCTGACGCTGGCCAAGGGAAAGCCAATCGGTCTCGATGGGTTCTACTGGCTGAAGATTCACGGTGCAAACTGTGCAGGCGTCGACAAGGTTCCCTTCCCTGAGCGCATCAAGTTCATCGAAGAGAACGAGGGCAACATTCTGGCAAGCGCAGCGGACCCGCTGAATAACACTTGGTGGACCCAGCAAGATTCACCGTTCTGTTTCCTAGCGTTCTGCTTCGAGTACGCAGGCGTTAAGCACCACGGCCTGAATTACAACTGCTCTCTGCCGCTGGCGTTCGACGGGTCTTGCTCTGGGATTCAGCACTTCAGCGCAATGCTGCGCGATTCCATCGGTGGCCGCGCTGTTAACCTGCTGCCTTCTGACACCGTGCAGGATATCTACAAGATTGTGGCCGACAAGGTGAACGAAGTGCTCCACCAGCACGCCATCAACGGGTCTCAGACGGTGGTCGAGCAGATTGCCGACAAGGAGACTGGCGAGTTCCGCGAGAAGGTGACTCTGGGGGAGTCCGTGCTGGCTGCTCAGTGGTTGCAATATGGTGTGACCCGCAAGGTAACTAAGCGTTCGGTCATGACGCTGGCATACGGTTCCAAAGAGTTCGGCTTCCGCCAGCAAGTTCTTGAGGACACCATTCAGCCAGCTATTGACAACGGCGAGGGCTTGATGTTTACGCACCCTAACCAAGCGGCTGGCTATATGGCTAAGCTGATTTGGGACGCTGTGACCGTGACAGTAGTGGCCGCTGTCGAGGCCATGAACTGGTTGAAGTCTGCTGCTAAGCTGCTGGCCGCTGAAGTCAAGGACAAGAAGACCAAAGAGGTGCTCCGTAAACGCTGCGCAATCCACTGGGTAACACCAGACGGCTTCCCGGTGTGGCAGGAATATCACAAGCGCGACCAAGCGCGCATGAAGCTGACATTCTTGGGTCAGGCCAACGTGTTCATGACGTACAACAAAGGGGACGCTAAGGAGATTGACGCGCACAGGCAGGAGTCTGGCATCGCGCCTAACTTTGTGCACTCACAAGACGGTAGCCACCTGCGCATGACTGTAGTGCACGCTAACGAGGTCTACGGGATTGACTCCTTCGCACTCATTCATGACTCCTTCGGGACCATTCCGGCAGACGCTGGGAATCTCTTTAAGGCAGTCCGTGAGACGATGGTCAAGACCTACGAGGACAACGATGTAATCGCTGACTTTTATGACCAGTTCGCTGACCAGCTGCACGAGTCTCAACTGGACAAAATGCCTGCGGTCCCGGCCAAAGGTGACCTGAATCTGCGCGATATCTTAGAGTCAGACTTCGCGTTTGCGTAAGGTCTCCGGCAATTAGGTAGCACTATAGGGAACCTTCGAATGCACGAGGGTTCCATTACTTAAAGTCTTAACTTAAAGAATACTTAAAGAGGCGCACCATGATTTACTCAATCGTCGTAACCATCTTGTTAATCATCATCACCTCACTCTTCCTAATCACCATGCGTAATGCACTGCGTGACGAAGAACGATTGGAGCGCAAGGTCAGAGAGGCCAACTCCGCGTTCAACAATGAGTCGGCAAAGGTGCTAAGGCTGGCAGACAAAGCTGACTCACTCAGTAGACAGGTTCGTTACTTAGAGGGCGAACTTGAGAGTGAGAAACGGAAGGTTAGCGATGTGAACGAATTGCGGAGCCACCAGCGGGACCGCATGAAGTTCCTCCGCAAGTCGCTGAAGGAAGCGCAAGACGAGCTGATGATGGTCTCCGACCTGATTCACGTTAAGTTCACCGCTGTGTTACCAGACGGTACCCACTCCAAGACGCTCTTTAAGTTAGGGCTTGGCCCGTGTGGTCTCCACGTTAAGTCCCTCCGTTGGACCGAGCTTGATGACCGCTACCTGATAGACCAGCTGTGCACCAACGGTGAGCGCAAGCAGTTCGTCTACTACAAGAGCGAAGTAGTAGGGCGCATCGAGTTCCGTCACGGTAAGTCTGAATAAGGTAGCACTATAGGAACATACTCAAGGTCATCGTTCGGTGGCCTTCATGAATGTCCCTTACTAGCACAATCAGGAGTAACACCATGTACCAGAACACAATCAACTTTGAGCGCAACCGTGAACGTCAGCAGACCGAGGGTTACATCCCTAAGGGCCGCAAGCTGAACAAGACAAAGCGTGGTGGCGGCGTGAAGGGTTCCTTCCGTAACGCGAAGGGTGACAGCGTTGTTAACCAAGAGAAATACTTCGTAGGAGCGTAACAAATGGCTGAGCAAACTAAATGGCTGTTCGAGGGCAGCACTTCGCAGTGGTCACGATTGGGTGCCACGGAGCGTAGACTGATGGACGAGACAGGACTCCGTGTAATCATGACGTACCGCCACTTCAATCGCACAGTGCTGTTCTCTGTGTACGAACCTCGACCGGATTACGACGAGGTCCTCGTGGAGAAGTCCTTCAGCCGCTGGTCGATTGACTCAGCGTCAGACTGGCTGGCAAAACTCACAGCTGACTACTCAAGTTGGAAATGATTAGGTAGCACTATAGGCAGACTCAAGGTCATCGGATTCCGGTGGCCTTTATGATTGCTTATTGCACACTAAATGAACACTACACTTCGGAGACATCATCATGATGAACATTAAGACCAACCCCTTTAAGGCCGTTTCATACGTACGCTCTGCTATCGAGAAGGCGCTGGGGACTTCCGGTTACCTCATCGCAGACACTAAGCACGATGGTGTGCGCGGGAACATCTGCGTAGACAACACGGCCAACGCAGCGTGGCTCAGCCGGGTCTCAAAGACCATTCCGGCCCTTGAGCACCTCAACGGTTTCGACCAACGCTGGCAGAAGTTACTGAAGGACGACCGCTGGATTTTCCCGGATGGCTTCATGCTTGATGGTGAACTCATGGTCAAAGGCGTGGACTTTAACACCGGGTCTGGCCTGCTGCGCACCAAGTGGCTGAAGAAATATAACATGGAGTACCACAATGTCCCAGTAACACCAGACATGCTGAAGCCCCGCAAGGTTGGTATTGCTAAACGCGTTCGTACTGAGTTTAGACTATCTACCGAACATCTACGTGTTGTCCTCTACGATATCATTCCGCTTGACATTATCGAGTCCGGTGATGACTACAACGTGATGACCCTCCTCCGCCTTGAGCACGTCAAGGTGGCCTTACCAGTCCTGCAAGACCACTTCCCTGAAGTCGAGTGGTGCCTCTCAGAGTCCCATGAAGTTTACGACATGGACGAACTCGATGCGCTTTACCGACAGAAACGCGAAGAAGGTCACGAAGGTCTGGTGGTTAAGGACCCTCGCGGTATCTACAAGCGCGGTAAGAAGTCCGGCTGGTGGAAGCTGAAGCCAGAGAATGAGGCTGATGGTGTCGTTGTTGGACTCAACTGGGGAACTCCCGGTCTTACCAACGAGGGCAAGGTGATTGGCTTCGAGGTTCTCCTTGAGTCGGGTCGCGTGGTCTCCGCTAACAACATCTCTCAGGCACTTATGGATGAGTTCACGCGAGCCGTGGAGGCCACAGCAGACCATCACGAAGGTTCCTACACTAACCCTTACGATGGCTGGGCGTGTCAAATCAAGTACATGGAGGAAACTCCAGATGGCTCTCTTCGTCACCCGTCGTTCGACAAATGGCGTGGAACCGAGGAAGACCCTACCGTCAAGATGTAATTAGGTAGCACTATAGGAGACAACAACATGTCCATCAATCTGATTCTAATCATCGTGTTCATCCTCGCGGCTATCGTGTGGTCAATGAACGACGAGCCACCTAAAGGAGCATAACCATGCGCTTACACTTCAATAAATCCAACGGTATCTTCTCGGTTCGCCGGGAGGACCGTAGCACTGTAGCAGCCTCTGAGCGCCACGGTAAGATTCCACGTATCGGCGACACCTTCGAGCTGGCACCTAGTGTGCATATCTTGGTTACTCGCGGTCTCTACGAATTGGCTCAGACTAAGAGCCGTCCTTTCGTACCCGTTGTGGTAACCAAGTGGCCACGCCTTCGCCTATTCTGGGAGCGTATCAAGGAGGTCGTAAATGACTGAACGTGAAATTCAAGTGGTTAACCTGCTGGTTGCCCAGAATACTCACCACAAGGACTCCACGAAGTGCGTTGATGGTATCCTATGTAGTAAAGTACCGTGCGGAGAATGTCCTCTCAAAGACAAACTAACGACTATCGGGGAAGTACGTGCGATGCAGGCCAGCAAGGATACAAAAGGTGCCGACGACGGTGTCAAGCAGCCAAGTCACTACCAACTGTTCGAGGGTGTCGAGGCCATCGAGGTGATTGCTCGTAGCATGACCCAAGAGATGTTCAAAGGGTATTGCCTCGGGAACATCCTCAAGTACCGCCTTAGGGCCGGGAAGAAGTCCGAGCTGGCTACCTTAGAGAAAGACATGGCGAAGGCCACTTTCTATCTTGAACTGTATAACAAACATAAGGGTCTGTGCCATGATTGAGTTAACACCCAGCCGTATTGAAATCCTGAAGATTTGGGCGAAGGACTTCCTCAGAATCTACCAGACTGAGTACTTCACCAAGGAGGAGCTTGAGTTCATTGAGGAGATTCTTAGTGATGAACCCGAGTGACTGGTGCCGAGCGATGTACGAGAAGACGCTCGACCCTGCGTACATCACCCTGTATAACATGTGGAAGGAGCGAGAAGATGCAAAAGTTCGTCGTAACGGTCGAGACAGCTAACGCATCGTACGAACTCCCGGTACACGCTGGGTCTCTTGAGGAGGCCCTCGAAGTTGCCGAGGCGGAGTACGAAGAGTTAGGCCAAGTGACTCGGGTACGCCCGGATACTAATTTCGGGTTCGACCTGTAGTCATTAGGTAGCACTATAGGGACATAGCACACCTTAGGTGGCATTCAGCTTAATGCTCACTGTCCCTCTTACTGTTTAAACTTAAAGGAGATTCATCATGGCATTCGCTAAGAAGAAGATTTATACCACCAAGATTGGTACCTGTGAGCCGTACGCTTACTTCAACAAGCCGGACTATGGCGGTGAGGGTTTTGAGAACCCACGCGGTACCTACAAGGGTTCCGTAACGTTCAAGAACGAAGACTGTCAGGAGCTGGTAGACCTCATCGTTAAGACCCATGAGGAAAACTACGCGGCACGTCTGGAAGCACACGAAGCGAACCCGCCGAAGGTTCAGAAGGGTAAGAAACCCCTGAAGCCGTACGAAGGCGACATGCCATTCTTCGACAACGGTGATGGCACCACCACGTTCAACTTCAAGTGCTACGGTTCGTACGAGGACAAGAAGACTGGCGAGACCAAGAAGATTGTTCTGGGTGTAGTCGACGCTAAAGGTAAACGCATCCAAGACGTTCCGATTATCGGCGGGGGTTCCAAAGTGAAGATTCGCTTCTCACTGGTACCGTACGGCTGGTCTGCGGTAGCTGGTGCTTCCGTTAAGTTGCAGCTGGAAGGCGTGATGCTGGTCGAACTGGCTACCTTTGGTGGTGGTGAAGACGACTGGGCTGACGAAGCCGTAGAAGGCGGTTACGAAGCCGACGAACCTCGCAGCCGCAAACCTCAGGAAGACCCGGAAGACTGGTCTGGTGAGGAAGAAGGCGATGAGGGCACAGCCGACGATGATGAGGACTTTTGAGTCGTCTGAATCCTGAAGCACTGAGAGAGAAGATTACGTCTAACGTGAAGCTGGAGGGTGACTGCTGGATATGGCAGAAGTCCTTCGGCTCTCACGGCTATGGAAACATCGGAACGGGTGGCGGTCGAAACGAAACCGTCCACCGTGTCTCTCATGAAGTTTTCAATGGGGAGATACCGAAAGGTTTACTCGTTCTTCACTCATGTGACAACCGCAAGTGTTGCAACCCTGAGCACCTGCGAGCAGGAACATCAAGGGAAAATCGTGCAGATGCAGTGGCTCGTAGTGGTATCACCAAGATAACACAAAGCGATGCTGACGCAATAAGGTCTGACACGAGGTCTCAGCGTGTCATAGCGAAAGACTATGGTATCTCTCAGAAAGTAGTATACAACATTAAGAGAGGTGCAGCATGGCTGGCTACGGCGCAAAAGGTATAAGAAAGGTCGGTGCTTTCCGGTCCGGTCTTGAGGACAAAGTGTCCAAACAATTGGAGAGTAAGGGCGTCACGTTCGACTACGAATTGTGGCGCATCCCTTACGTTATTCCTGCGAGTGACCACCTTTACACTCCAGACTTCTTGTTACCTAACGGTATCTTCGTGGAGACTAAGGGTCTCTGGGAAGCCGAGGACCGCAAGAAGCACCTACTGATTCGTGAGCAATACCCGGAGTTAGACATCCGGTTAGTGTTCTCTTCGAGTCGCACTAAGATTTACAAAGGGTCGCCCACCAGTTACGGTGAGTGGTGTGAGAAGCATAACATCTTGTTTGCCGACAAATTGATTCCCGTAGACTGGCTGAAGGAGCCGAAGCATGATGTACCGTTCGGCAAGTTCAAGCAGAAGAAAGGAGCAAAGTAAGTATGGCCAAGGTTCAATTCACTAAGCGACAGGAGACCTCTCAGATTTTCGTTCACTGTTCGGCCACCAAGGCAACCATGGACGTAGGTGTCCGTGAGATTCGCCAGTGGCACAAAGAGCAGGGCTGGTTAGACGTTGGGTACCACTTCATCATCCGTCGTGACGGTACCGTTGAGGCGGGCCGAGACCAAGATGCTGTAGGTTCACACGTCAAAGGATACAACTCGACTTCGGTCGGCGTGTGTCTGGTGGGAGGTATCGACGCCAAGGGCAACCCTGAGGCAAACTTCACTCCAGCCCAGATGCAGGCGCTGCGTTCATTGCTGGTAGAACTTAAGGTGCAATACGCTGGGGCTGTGCTCATGGCACATCACGATGTGGCACCGAAAGCCTGCCCTAGCTTCGACCTGAAGCGTTGGTGGGAGAAGAACGAACTGGTCACTTCAGACCGTGGGTAAACACATTAGGTAGCACTACAGGGAGACAATTGCGTTTCCCTGTTGTCGCTTGAGGAGGTTACTTTATGAACAAGTTCAAAGAGCACTTCGACATAATACCGTTGCTGGCGTATGGCGTACTCGGACTGTGGGCGGTTACATTTCTCATATCGTTCTTCATGTCGTGTGTTGACGGGATAGCTTTATGAGTTACGGAGACAGTCAAGAAGATGGTCAGGAGAGTATCTTCCTGTTCCACGCTCCGTGCGAAAACTGTGGTTCTTCTGATGGTAACTCAGTGTATTCTGATTCTCATGAGTTTTGCTTCGTGTGTCAGCACCGAGTTCCCGGCTCAGAGGAACGTACCGAAAAGTTATCATCGAGAAGACCCAAAGGAGGGAATTACGGGATGAATACACAAGGCTCAGGACTATTGGTATTCGGCGAGAGTGACGGTCGGTACACTGACCTAACGGCTCGTGGCATCTCGAAGGCAACATGCCAGAAGGCTGGATACTGGGTTGCCAAGGTCCGTGGGACAGCTTATCAAGTGGCTGACTATCGGGACCAGAATGGCTCCATCGTCTCTCAGAAGCTACGGGACAAGGAGAAGAACTTCTCGACCCGAGGGTCTCACAAAGGGGATGCACTGTTCGGTAAGCACCTCTGGAACGGTGGCAAGAAGATTGTCATCACCGAGGGTGAAATCGACATGCTAACCGTGATGCAGCTTCAGGACTGTAAGTGGCCTGTGGTGTCATTGGGTCACGGTGCGTCAGCCGCAAAGAAAACTTGTAGTGCCAACTATGAATACTTCGACAGCTTCGACCAGATTATCCTGATGTTTGATATGGATGAGCCGGGTCGTGCAGCCGTTGAGGAAGCAGCTCAGGTCCTACCTCCCGGTAAGGTACACGTAGCGGTGCTGACCGAGAAGGATGCCAACGAGTGCTTACTCAAAGGTAAGGGCAAGGAGGTTCTCGACCAGATATGGAACGCTGCACCTTGGGTACCAGATGGTGTTATCGGTGCGATGTCCATGAAGGACCGAGTGCGTGAGGCCATGACCAGCGAACAAAGCGTCGGATACCTTTTCTCTGGGTGTCCGGGACTGAATGACCGAACCTTGGGTGCACGTGGTGGCGAAGTCATCATGGTCACTTCTGGGTCAGGAATGGGTAAGTCTACGTTCGTTCGTCAACAGGCCCTAGGGTTCGCCAGAGGGCAAGGGCTGAGGGTAGGCATGGCGATGCTTGAGGAGTCCGTGGAGGAGACCATGGAGGACGTCCTAGGGATTGCTAACGGCATCCGCTTACGGCAGCAGCCTCGGGAGTTCAAGCAGAAGCTGATAGAGGACGGGACGTATGACAAATGGTTCGATGAGTTGTATGGCACCGACCAGTTCCATCTCTACGACTCCTTTGCGGAAGCTGAGGTGGACCGCCTGCTGGCCAAGCTGCACTACATGCGCACAGGGTTGAACTGTGACGTAATCATTCTGGACCACATTTCAATCGTAGTGTCAGCCTCGGAGGAATCCGACGAGCGCAAGATGATTGACCGACTCATGACCAAGCTGAAAGGGTTCGCTAAGTCAACCGGAGTGGTACTCATTGTTATTTGCCACCTGAAGAACCCGGAGAAAGGTAAAGCTCATGAAGAAGGACGTGCTGTTTCCATTACTGACCTGCGTGGGTCTGGGTCTCTGCGCCAACTCTCTGATACTATCATTGCCCTTGAGCGTAATCAGCAAGGGAACATGCCTAATCTTGTCCTCCTTCGTATTCTCAAGTGTCGCTTTAATGGTATTGGCGTTGGCATTGCGGGGTACATGGAGTACAACGAAAAGACCGGACTCCTTGAACCGTCTAGCTACACTGGCGGAGAAGGAGAGGGAGATACTGGCTGGGAAGGCCACGAAGAAGACGACTACTAGTCATGACGAGTGGTGCTCTTGTGAGCACTGCTGCCCAACACTCAAAGCATTCAGAGAAAGAATGTACAGAGATTTTAACCGCAAAATAGGAGAACCATCATGTTTAAACTCATCGAAACTTTAGGCCGTCTGGTCATTGCACTGTACATCCGCGAAGCCAAGGCACTGGACAAAGCGTCCAAGGTGGAAGCGAAAGCAGCCGCTAAGCTGGCTAAAGCAGCCGACAAGGCACGTCAGGCATCTCTGGATGCAACCGCAGAGGCAGCTAAAGTTGCCGCTAAAGCTCAGAAACTTAAGGAGTTCTTCTAATGACTACCAAAGTTAAATTCCCCGGCAATACCATTCAGCTGTCCGACACCGTTGACCAGTGGGGCCGCAAGGTTCACATCAACGTCCGCAACGACAAGGTCACTCTGGTCTACAGCTGGAAGGCTAAGAGCGATAACCGTGCGCACACTCAGCGTGTGACCCTCGACGATACACAGGCAGCTCGCTTGCTGGCATCAGTGGCTGTGGCCGCTACTGTGGCCATCGGTGAGGACAAGGTACGCGAGGCTATCCTGAGTAAAGAGGTAGGCGAGACGTCTGTTCGTCTTGCCGAAGCGTCAGAAGCTAAGTGATAAACTCAAGGTCATTACTATATGTAGTGGCCTTTATGATTATCATACACAACATATTGAGAGGACATTAACCATGCGTAAACCTGAAGAAATCCGTGCAGACATCGAGAAGCTGACCAAAGAGTTGGAAGCCGCTAAGATTCACGAGGCGAAGCAGTCAGCAGCGGTACACATCCTGTATAACTTAGGGTGGAAACACGACAACCTTAAGGGCTGGCAGAAACCTGCTCTGAAGCGTAGCGATTACAAGGCCCCTCTGAAGGCTGGTGAGCTGGCAACGTGGGAGGATGGTGCTATTGGTGGTACCGTCTATATCCGCAGCGTTGGTAACAAATTCTCTCAGGTGTCTCACGTCCGTGGCGTTAGTCGTCTGGGTGTTGACGTCCTTACAGTCAGCTTCGCCATTGAGAACAGTAAATTGACCATCCGTCCGCGTGAGTATTTCATCTGACGTCATTAAGTAACAGGAGACCACTATGTTAGTAACTGATATTGAGGCTAACAACCTCTTAGAGAAAGTCACTCAGTTCCACTGTGGGGTCATCTATGACTACAGTACGGACGAGTACGTATCATATCGACCTTGGGACTTCTCAGCGTATCTCGATGCGTTAGAAGCCGAGGTGGCTCGTGGTGGTCTCATCGTATTCCACAACGGTCACAAGTACGATGCCCCAGTGTTAACCAAGCTGGCCAAGCTCCAGTTAAACCGAGAGTTCCACCTGCCGCGTGAGAACGTAGTGGACACTTTGGTCCTTAGTCGTTTGCTGTTTGCGAACATCAAAGATTCCGACATGGCCCTGCTGCGTTCCGGTAAGTTACCCGGTAAGCGCTTCGGGTCTCACGCTCTGGAGGCGTGGGGTTACCGCTTAGGCGAGATGAAGGGTGAGTACAAGGACGACTTCAAGAAGCTCCTTGAGGAACAGGGAGAGGACTATGTGGATGGCGCTGAGTGGATTAGCTTCAACGAGCCGATGATGGCGTATAACGTTCAGGACGTTGTGGTAACCAAGGTGCTCTTAGAGAAGCTATTGCGCGACAAGCACTACTTCCCACCCGAGGACGGCTGTGGGGATAACTGGTGGATGCACGACGCTGTGACATTCTGGCAGTATTCCTGCGAAGCCGTCTGGTTGGAACATCGGGCCGCTTGGTTACTCGCTAAGCAGGAGCGCAACGGATTCCCGTTCAACACCAAGGCCATCGAGGAACTCTACGTTGAACTCGCTGGTCGTCGCTCTGAACTCCTTCAGACACTCACCGACACTTTCGGAACTTGGTACCAACCTAAGGGTGGCACTGAGTTATTCCTGCACCCTCGCACCGGGAAGCCTCTGGGGAAATACCCACGAGTGAAGTACCCGAAGCAGGGTGCCATCTACAAGAAACCCAAGAACAAAGCTCAGCGTGAGGGTCGCGAACCCTGCGAGCTGGACACCCGGGATTACGTAGAGGGCGCTCCGTACACACCAGTAGAGCACGTTGTGTTCAACCCAAGTAGCCGAGACCACATTGCGCTCAAGCTGAAGGAAGCCGGATGGGTACCTACAGAGTTCACCGAAAAGGGTGCACCTAAGGTAGACGACGAGGTCCTTGAGCATGTGCGTGTGGATGACCCTGAGAAGCAGCGCTGTATCGACCTCATCAAAGAATACCTGATGATACAGAAGCGCATCGGTCAGGCAGCTGAGGGCGACAAAGCGTGGCTACGTTACGTTCAAGAGGATGGTAAAATTCATGGGTCCGTTAACCCCAATGGGGCCGTTACAGGACGAGCAACGCATAGCTTCCCTAACCTCGCACAAGTACCGGGTAGTCGCGCCCCCTATGGTCACCAGTGTCGCGCTGCTTTTGGCGCTGAGCATCACCTTGATGGCCTTACTGGCGATCCTTGGATTCAGGTGGGAATTGACGCCTCAGGTCTTGAGCTGCGATGCCTCGCCCACTTCATGTCCAAGTACGACAATGGGGCATATGCAGACGTTATCCTTAACGGTGATATCCATTGGGTAAACGCTATAGCTGCCGACTTGGCACCTAACGTGCCTCGTGATAAGGAGAGTCAAGAGCATGAGAGTATGCGAGATAACGCCAAGACATTCATCTACGGTTTCCTCTATGGTGCTGGAGACGAAAAGACTGGACAGATTGTGGGAGCAGGTAAGGAACGCGGAAAGGAACTCAAGAAGAAATTCCTTGAGAACACCCCAGCAATCGCAGCGTTGCGTGAAGGAATCCAGCAGACCCTCGTCGAGTCATCCCGCTGGGTCGCAGGAGAGCAGAAGGTCAAGTGGAAACGACGCTGGATTAAGGGACTGGATGGAAGAAAGGTACACGTTCGGTCACCACATGCCGCGCTCAACACGCTGCTTCAGTCAGCAGGTGCGCTCATTTGTAAGCTCTGGATTGTCGAGACTGAAGAGTTACTTCTCAAAGCAGGCTTAAAGCACGGATGGGATGGTGACTTCGCCTACATGGCGTGGGTCCACGACGAAATCCAAGTAGCGTGCCGGACCCCCGAGATTGCACAGCAGGTGATTGACATTGCTCAGCAAGCTATGCGTAACGTTGGGGACCACTTTAAGTTCCGTTGCCGACTGGATACAGAAGGTAAGATGGGTCCGAACTGGGCCGTATGTCATTAATAATACAGGAGATTTATCATGGCTATTACCAAGCGTTTCAAGGTTACTTTTGAGGTAACCAGTGTAATCGATAGTGAGTCAGAGAAGAACCTTAGCGAGACCGTTCTGCGTATTGCCCGTATGGTCGCCAATGGTGATAAGGTGGACAACTTCAAGCTGGGCTTCCTTGAGGCAGCTCTCAGTGGTGGGCCCGACGCAGCAGCAACATACTGCATCCGACACGGTCTACGCTCAATGGTCAAAGAGGACCACGACGACCTTTCGTTTAACGAGAAGAAACTTATGCGCTTCTCCCCGGCAGTAGTGAGGGTAATCAAGTGAGTGAGTACCTTAAAGTTCTGGCGGCCCTCAAGGGCTGCCCTAAGTCCTTCCAGTCGAACTACGTGCGCAACAACGCTGCGTTAGTCGCTGAGGCTGCGAGCCGTGGTCACATTTCGTGCCTGACCATGAGTGGTCGTAATGGTGGTGCTTGGGAAATTACCAGTGCCGGAGTGAAATTCCTTAAGACACACGGAGGTTGCCTGTGAGAAAGCGGATGGTGTTTGTGCACCCGTTGGAGCCTAAATCACACTGGGAAACAGCTGGTGGTATCGTTTGGTTTTATAAGGATGGCTACATGCTGAGACAGTCCCACGTCACCCACAAGGACCTTCACGACCCGAAGATGGGTTTTAAATTCAAGGAGTTAAAGAATGAGTAAGCACACATTGTTATCCTTCAGCGACTACCGGGCAACCCAGAAGATTGCCAAGGGTGTCCTTGTGATGGATGGTGACTGGCTGGTGTTCCAAGCCATGAGTGCCGCTGAGTTCGATGCCTCTTGGGAGGAAGAGATTTGGCACCGTTGCTGTGACCACGCTAAGGCCCGTGAGATTCTGGAGAACTCAATCGAGTCCTACAAGGGCCGCAAGAAGGCATGGAAGAATGCGGACGTTGTCCTAGCGTTCACCGACCGTGTCAACTGGCGCAAGCTGCTGGTAGACCCAACGTACAAGGAGAACCGCGCAGTCGTCAAGAAGCCTGTGGGTTACTTTGAGTTCCTTGAGTACGTCTTTGAGACCTACACGTGCGTCCTTGAGCCTCAGCTCGAAGGTGATGACGTGATGGGCATCATAGGTTCTAATCCGCTTCCGTATCACTACGAGAAGGCCGTACTGGTCTCCTGTGACAAGGACTTTAAGACCATCCCGGACTGTGACTTCCTGTGGTGTACCACTGGTAACATCCTCGTGCAGACTCAGGAGACAGCCGACTACTGGCATCTCTTCCAGACTATCAAGGGTGACATCACCGATGGTTACGGCGGGATTCCCGGATGGGGCGATACCGCTGAGGACTTCATCAAGGAACCCTTCATTGTGGAGCCTGTAACGTCCGTGCTGAAGTCCGGTAAGAACAAGGGCCAAGAGGTAACCAAGTGGGTGAAACGCGCTCCTGAGCCGGGAGAGACGCTCTGGGACTGCATTAAGTCCATTGGTGCCAAAGCAGGGATGACCGAAGCGGAAGTAATCAAGCAGGGCCAGATGGCTCGCATCCTCCGTTCTGATGAGTACAACATCGAGACTGGGGAGATTACTCTATGGCAACCGGGCAGCTGATTCTCATCGTCCTGACCATGGGCTTAATCGCCCGCGGTCTCTGGATGTTGGCCTTGATTATCAAGCAGATAGTCGAGCACAAAGCAGAGTGATAAACTCATGGGCACTAATTAGGTAGCACTATAGGGAAGTGCCCATTATGATTATTACTTAAAGATTACTTAAAGAGGAGACTCAAATGTTAAAACCTATAGAGCACATCCTTAACAATCCTAATGACCTTCCTGACGTACCGCGAGCTGTCAAGGAGTACCTACAGTCTCGCTTCAATGCTGACTTCCTGTATCAGTCAGAGGTCCGTAAGCTGCGTGAGGCTGGCCACAGCGAGGAGTTCATCTCCGGGGTACTGTATGGTCACTACATGGCTTCTCGTGTCCTTGACGAGGTGGAGGGACGTCAGCGTGCACTCAAAGAAGGAGATTGATTATGTGTTTCTCACCTAAGATGAAAGCACCTAAGGTTGACACAACGACTGTCCCTGAGCCAGCTCCACTAACCGAGGAACCCAAGGGTGTCCAGTACGGTGGCGACGAAGACTCAAACAGCACCACTCCTGAGGTGTCAGGGCGTAAGTCACTCAAGGTGACCAAGACGACCGAGCCTACAGGGTCCGTCAGTAAAATCCGTAAGTCAGCTTTAGGAGGCTAACATGGGACTGTTCAAGAAAATCAAGAAGGCTATCTCCAAGGTAGTCAAAGCGCCGCTCAAGGCCGTTGGTCTGGCAGCAGATGCACCCAACGTGCAAACAGCCACTGAGACACCTGTGGCCGCACCTCAGGAAGCACCGAAAGAGGTCGTGGAGGACGTTGAGTCTTCAGCAGACACCGAGTCTGGCAAGAAGAAAACTCGTGCGTCCGGTAAGAAATCCCTCTCAGTTTCCCGCAGCTCAGGCGGTGGGATTAACTTATGACTGGTTACGGGGAGGGCTAACAAATGGCAGAAGTTAAACTCGAAGGCTTCGCAGAGGAAGGAGCCAAGGCGGTATACGACCGTCTGAAGAACGATAGACAGCCCTACGAGACACGAGCAGAGTCCTGTGCGCAGTACACGATTCCCTCGCTGTTCCCTAAGGACTCCGATAACGCATCAACCGATTACACAACTCCGTGGCAATCCGTAGGTGCTCGTGGCCTGAACAACCTAGCGTCCAAACTGATGCTGGCTCTGTTCCCGATGCAGTCATGGATGAAGTTGACCATTAGTGAATACGAGGCGAAGAACCTTCTGGGTGACGCTGAGGGTCTAGCTAAGGTCGATGAGGGTCTCTCAATGGTAGAGCGAATCATCATGAACTACATCGAATCCAACAGTTACCGAGTGACTCTCTTTGAGTGCTTGAAGCAACTGTGTGTGGCCGGGAATGCGCTGCTGTACCTACCGGAGCCTGAGGGTTATACCCCTATGAAGCTCTACCGACTGAACTCGTACGTGGTCCAGCGGGATGCTTTCGGTAACGTACTTCAGATTGCCACTCTCGACAAGATTGCGTTTAACGCTCTCCCTGAGGATGTCCGCAGCCAAGTGGAAGCAGCCCAAGGTGAGCAGAAGGAAGACGCTGAGATTGACGTCTACACCCACGTGTACCTGAACGAAGCCGGGGATGGTTACTCGAAGTACGAAGAGGTTGCCGAAGAGGTAGTACCGGGCAGTGAAGCTGAGTACCCTCTCGAAGAGTGTCCATACATTCCGGTCCGTATGGTCCGCATCGACGGTGAATCCTACGGACGTTCCTACGTGGAAGAGTATCTGGGCGACCTCAAGTCCCTAGAGAACCTCCAAGAGTCTATCGTGAAGATGGCCATGATTACCGCCAAGGTTATCGGTCTGGTAGACCCAGCAGGTATCACTCAGGTACGCCGACTCACGGCAGCACAGTCTGGTGCGTTCGTACCGGGCCGTAAGCAGGACATCGAGTTCCTCCAACTAGAGAAGTCCGGTGACTTTACCGTAGCGAAGAACGTAAGCGACACCATTGAGGCTCGCCTCTCGTATGCCTTTATGCTCAACAGTGCGGTACAACGTACAGGCGAGCGAGTCACAGCCGAAGAGATTCGGTACGTGGCGTCAGAGCTGGAAGATACCTTAGGTGGTGTCTACTCGATTCTCTCACAGGAACTCCAGCTGCCTCTGGTAAGAGTGCTCTTGAAGCAACTACAAGCCACGCAGCAAATCCCGGAGTTACCTAAAGAGGCCGTCGAGCCAACTATCAGCACTGGCCTTGAGGCTATCGGGCGCGGTCAGGACCTTGACAAGCTGGAGAGGTGCATTGCCGCATGGTCAGCCCTTAAGTCCCTCGAAGGTGATGGTGACCTCAACTTGGCTAACCTCAAGTTACGCATCGCTAACGCCATTGGACTAGATACAGCTGGTATGCTCCTCACTCAGGAAGAGAAGAACGCCCTTATGGCACAGCAGGGTGCCCAGATTGCTACACAGCAAGGGGCCGCAGCGCTGGGTCAAGGTATGGCCGCTCAGGCTACAGCCAGTCCTGAGGCGATGGCACAAGCAGCAGATTCTGTAGGTATGCAACCGGGCATGTAATTAGGTAGCACTATAGGGAGACCGAACGTAAGACCACTCAAGCCGACCTTATGGTAGCCGTTGAGTGAACACTGCTAGTAAGTCTCCTCTTAGTCTTAACTTTAAGGAGATTGAAATGGCTGGCGAATCTAACGCAGACGTATACGCATCCTTCGGTGTTAACAGTGCTGTGATGACTGGTAGCACACCTGAGGAGCACCAAGAAAACATGTTGGCTCTTGATGTTGCTGCCCGTGATGGCGATGATGCAATCGAGCTGAACACCAACAGTGATGACCCGTATGGCTCCGATGTGGACCCGTTCGGTGAACCTGAAGAGGGCCGTATGCAGGTCCGTATCTCCGCTGATGGTTCAGACGAAGAGTCTACCGAAGGTGAAGAGGGTTCTGAAGAAGAACAGCAGGGAGACGAAGAGAGTCAGCCGGAGGAAGTAACCGAGGGTGAACCTGAAGAGTTCAAACCTATTGGTGAAACTCCGGCTGACATCAATGAAGCCTCTCAGCAGCTGGAAGAGCACGAAGCTGGCTTTAACGACATGGTTGCTACTGCAATCGAACGCGGTCTATCACAGGATGCTGTGACCCGTATTCAGCAGGAGTACCAGAATGAAGACAGTTTGTCCGATGAATCCTACCGAGAGTTGGCCGAGGCTGGCTACAGTAAGGCATTCGTAGATGCGTACATCCGTGGTCAGGAGGCTCTGGTCAATCAGTACGTAGACAAAGTGATGGACTTCGTGGGTGGCCGCGAGCGCTTCCAACAGGTCTACGGTCACATGAAGACCAACAACCCTGAGGGTGCTGAGGCGCTCATCAAGGCTTTTGAGTCTCGTGACGTAGCCACCATGAAGACTATTCTGAACCTAGCGGGACAGTCTCGTGATAAAACCTTTGGTAAGAAAGCTGAACGCTCTATTGCCAAGCGCGCTACCCCAGCGAAACCTGTGGCCCGTAAAGCTGAAGGCTTCGAGTCTCAGGCTGAGATGATTAAAGCTATGTCCGACCCACGTTACCGCACCGACTCCAAGTACCGTCGTGAAGTGGAACAGAAGGTCATCGACTCTAAGTTTTAATTAGGTAGCACTATAGGGAGACCCTAGCGCCAATGCAAGGCTAGGACTTCTCCCTTCGAGTTACACAATGAGTATCACCTCGTTTCAAGTAGTAACTGACGCGACCTTAGGGCAAGACCTTATGATAGGCGCGGAGAATCACCCCAAGAGCTTGGCAACGATAGGCCCGTTTGGTCAGCGTAATGGCTAATTCTATTCTTTAAACAACATAAGGAGATTCAACATGGCTAACATGCAAGGTGGACAGCAGCTCGGTACTAACCAAGGTAAAGGTCAATCCGCAGCAGACAAGCTGGCGCTATTCCTGAAAGTATTCGGCGGTGAAGTCCTGACCGCATTCGCTCGTACCTCTGTGACCACCAACCGTCACATGCAGCGTCAAATCAGCTCCGGTAAGTCCGCACAGTTCCCTGTGATTGGTCGCACCAAGGCTGCTTACCTGCAACCGGGCGAGTCTCTGGATGACAAACGTAAAGATATCAAGCACACCGAGAAGACCATTAACATTGATGGCCTGCTGACTGCTGACGTGCTGATTTACGACATCGAAGACGCGATGAATCACTATGACGTTCGCTCCGAGTACACCTCTCAGATTGGCGAATCTCTGGCGATGGCAGCTGATGGTGCGGTACTGGCTGAGCTGGCTGGTCTGGTTAACCTCGCGGATTCCGTCAACGAGAACATCGCGGGTCTGGGCAAACCGTCCCTGCTGGAAGTTGGCGCTAAGGCTGACCTGACCGACCCGGTTAAACTGGGCCAAGCGGTTATCGCGCAGCTGACCATTGCTCGCGCAGCTCTGACCAAGAACTACGTCCCGGCTAACGACCGTACGTTCTACACCACCCCGGACGTGTACTCTGCGATTCTGGCGGCTCTGATGCCTAACGCTGCGAACTATGCGGCTCTGATTGACCCTGAGCGTGGTTCTATCCGTAACGTGATGGGCTTCGAAGTCGTAGAGGTTCCGCACCTGACCGCTGGTGGTGCTGGTGATGACCGCCCGGACGAAGGCGCAGAAGCGACCAACCAGAAGCACGCCTTCCCGGCAACTGGTGGCAAAGTCAATAAAGAGAACGTTGTGGGCCTGTTCCAGCACCGTTCCGCTGTTGGTACCGTTAAGCTGAAAGATCTGGCTCTGGAGCGTGCTCGCCGTGCTGAATATCAGGCTGACCAGATTATCGCTAAGTACGCGATGGGTCACGGTGGTCTGCGTCCAGAATCTGCTGGTGCACTGGTTTTCACAGCAGCCTAAGCGTAAATACCTTTAGTGCTCGGACGGTAACTCCGTCTGAGTATGAGGTACAGACTGTGGCCATTACTGGTGATTCACTTAAGGTGACACTTGGTGGGCTGGAGGGAGTAACGGACTGGTCAACACTTGAGGTAACTTATGGTACTTCCGGGATTGCCAGCCACACTCGCCGGACCAACACGCTGTACTTCAAAGGAATCGCTGTGGGCGAAACTCTGGTGACTGTCAGCTTTGATGGGTCTGAAAGGAAGTCATTTAAGCTGGTCGTGACTAATTAAAACTAAGCCAAACCCCTTGGGGACCACTCACGGTCTCTGAGGGGTTTTTTCGTTAGGAGCTTACATTATGAACATGCAAGATGCTTACTTTGGGTCTGCCGCTGAGCTGGATGCTGTCAACGAGATGCTCGCAGCTATCGGTGAATCCCCGGTGACAACCCTTGACGAAGATGGTAGTGCAGACGTAGCGAACGCTCGTCGTATCCTCAACAGGATTAACCGCCAGATTCAGTCTAAAGGTTGGGCATTCAATATTAATGAGTCAGCAACATTGACCCCGGATGCCAGCACTGGACTCATTCCGTTCCGTCCGGCCTACCTGTCAATCCTTGGTGGCCAGTACGTTAACCGTGGAGGTTGGGTGTACGATAAGTCAACCGACACTGACACCTTCTCAGGACCAATTACCGTGACCCTGATTACCCTTCAGGATTACGACGAGATGCCCGAATGTTTCCGCCAGTGGATTGTCACCAAGGCCAGCCGCCAGTTCAACTCTCGGTTCTTCGGGGCGGAGGATGTAGAGAACTCTCTGGCACAGGAAGAGATGGAAGCGCGGATGGCCTGCAACGAGTACGAGATGGACTTCGGTCAGTACAACATGCTTGACGGTGACGCATACGTTCAGGGTCTCATCGGTCGTTAATCAGAAACTTAAGGAGGACCAAATGGGTTACGTTAAGTATCGCTCAGACGAGGAGCGTACTGAGGCGAGGCGTTTAGCCAAGGAGCGCAAACAGGAATTCTTCAACACCACAGAAGGAAAGCGCTGGAAGAAGAACACGAGGTTGAAAAGCCTGTACGGAATCACTCTGGATGAGTATGAGCGGATGCTTGAAGCACAGGGGCACAAATGCTGGTGCTGTGGGGTAGAACACAAAGAGGACGGGCGGTACGGGCCACTGTGCGTGGACCACAACCATACGACTGGAGACGTACGAGGACTCCTGTGCCGAAGATGCAATATGGTCATAGGCAACGTTGAGGAGTCCAAGGATCTACTAACTACACTGATTGATTATCTGGAGGTACACAATGGCACTAGTAAGTCAGTCAATAAAAAATCTTAAGGGAGGCATTAGCCAACAGCCTGAAATCCTACGGTACCCAGAGCAGGGTTCGCTTCAGGTCAACGGTTGGTCCTCCGAGACTGAGGGCCTCCAGAAGCGACCACCTATGGTGTTCATCAAGTCCTTAGGAGGCCGTGGGTATCTTGGGGAAGACCCCTACATCCACCTCATCAACCGTGACGAATACGAGCAGTATTACGCTGTGTTCACAGGGAATGACGTTCGGGTATTCGACCTATCCGGCTATGAGTATCAGGTCCGTGGCGACCGCTCTTACGTGACCGTCAATAACCCTAAGGATAACTTGCGGATGGTCACAGTGGCTGACTACACGTTCATCGTGAACCGTACCAGACAGGTCCGAGAGAGTCAGAACTTGACCAACGGTGGTACCTTCAGGGATAACGTGGACGCCCTCATTAACGTTCGCGGTGGCCAGTACGGGCGAAAGCTCGAAGTTAACATTAACGGCGTGTGGGTTAGCCACCAGCTCCCTCCGGGTGACAACGCTAAGGACGACCCACCTAAAGTAGACGCTCAGGCAATCGCTGAGGCACTAGCGGTTCTTCTTCGCACAGCCCACCCCACGTGGACGTTTGATGTGGGTACAGGGTATATCCACTGCGTTGCGCCCGCTAACACCACTCTGGATGTATTCGAAACGAAGGATGGTTACGCCGACCAGTTAATCAACCCAGTCACCCATTACGTCCAGAGCTTCTCCAAGTTGCCACTGAACGCACCTGACGGTTACATGGTGAAGATTGTAGGGGACACATCCAAGACGGCCGACCAGTATTATGTCAAGTATGACAAGGGTCAGAAGGTCTGGAAGGAAACCGTAGGTTGGAACATCTCGATAGGGCTGGAGTACCACACGATGCCTTGGACACTGGTCCGTGCGGCTGACGGTAATTTCGACCTTAACTACCACTCGTGGACTGACCGCCGCGCTGGCGACGATGATACCAACCCTCAGCCATCCTTTATCAACTCGACTATAACCGACGTGTTCTTCTTCAGGAACCGCTTAGGGTTCATCTCTGGAGAGAACATTGTGATGTCCCGAACCAGTAAATACTTTGAGTTCTACCCACCGTCAGTGGCCAACTATACAGACGATGACCCGCTGGATGTTGCCGTGAGTCATAACCGCGTGTCGGTCCTCAAGTACGCTGTGAGCTTCGCCGAGGAGCTGCTACTGTGGTCTGATGGGGCACAGTTCGTACTGTCGGCCAATGGTGTATTATCCGCAAAGACTGCACAGCTTGACCTGACCACACAGTTCGATGTGTCAGACCGTGCGCGTCCTTATGGAATCGGGCGGAACGTCTACTACGCTTCCCCTCGAAGCTCCTTCACGTCCATCATGCGGTACTACGCAGTACAGGATGTAAGCTCTGTGAAGAACGCCGAGGACATGACGGCCCACGTTCCGAACTACATCCCTAACGGTGTGTTCAGCATCAACGGCTCTGGTACGGAGAACTTCGCGTGTGTGCTCACCAAGGGTGCGCCAAGCAAGGTTTTCATATACAAGTTCCTGTACATGGATGAGAACATCCGCCAGCAGTCATGGTCACATTGGGACTTCGGTGAGGATGTGGAGGTGATGGCCGCTAGTTGTATCAACTCGACGATGTACATGCTAATGCGCAATGGCTACAACGTATGGATTGCTGCGGTTGACTTCAAGAAGGAGTCTACAGACTTCCCATTCGAGCCTTACCGTTTCCACGTTGACTCCAAGCGCTCGTACCACATCTCAGAGACAGCGTACGACATTGAGACCAACCAGACGGTAGTAAACGTCAAGGACATATACAATGCGTCCTTCGATAAAGGCACGGTGGCCATTTGTGAGAGCGACGGTAAAATCACCGAGTACGAACCTACGGGAGACTCTTGGGATTCTACACCTGACATTCGAATCAGCGGTGACGTTTCCGGCAAGGATATCGTTATTGGGTTCCTGTATGACTTCCGGTATGTATTCAGTCGGTTCCTTATCAAGCAGGAGCAGAATGATGGCACCACGTCCACTGAGGATGCTGGTCGTCTACAACTGCGTAGGGCTTGGGTGAACTATCAGAACACTGGTGCATTCACTGTTAGCGTTGACAACGGTAGCCGAGAGTTCAACTATCTGGTAAACGCCAGAGTCGGCTCCACGGGTCTCCGCCTCGGACAGAAGGCCACAACAACAGGTCAGTACCGATTCCCGGTGACTGGTAATGCACTGTACCAGAAGGTGTCTCTGAGTTCCTTTAATGCCTCCCCGGTGTCAATCATTGGGTGTGGCTGGGAAGGTAACTACATGCGACGCGCCAGCGGTATTTAACTAAACGTCTCCCTGTGGTGTTGCTCAATTAGGTAGCACTATAGGGAGACCACACTAAGAGGGGGACTTAAAGCATGTACATAAGAAATACTGTAAGTAATGACTTTGATTTGTTCGTCCCGGCCTACCATGACGTACTTGAGGCGCAGGCCATGGGTATAGAACCATCGTTCCCAGCGGTTACCGAGTGTGTCACGTTAGACCACGATGGCTTTCCTCTGGCCATAGGTGGACACTGTGGGGACCAGTGCTGGTTCGTCACGAGCGACCAAGTGTGGAGACTCGACAGGGCTGGCAAGCTTGAGTTCCGTGAGAGAATCATGGAGTACAGGGACATGTTATTAAATGTTTATCCATCCCTGTGGAACTTCGTGTGGGTCGGTAACGGTCCCCACAAGCGGTTCCTTAAGTCCATCGGTGCTGTATTCCATGAGGAGTACACTCAGGATGGGAAGTTCCAACTGTTCACCATAACGAGGAGGTAACGATTATGTGTTGGATGGCAGCAATACCAATTGCAATGGCAGCAGTGCAGTCTGTAGGTAACGCTCGGAATGCCTCTAAGGCCACTGGTCTACAGAACGACCAGATGCGCCGACAGTCTGCCCAGATGATTAAAGAGTCAAACATTCAGAACGCTAACGCCAGCCTTGAGCAGAAACAGAAGCTCGAAGAGGCAAGCTCTGAGTTATCCGCTAAGAATCTCGATAAGGTGCAAGCTATGGGTACAATCCGTGCAGCAATCGGAGAGGGAAACCTTGAGGGAGCCAGTATGGACCGTATTAGCCGACTCGAGGATGGTAAGTTCATCCGCGAGGCTAACGCCGTGACCGACAACTACCGTCGAGACTATGCGTCCCTCTTCGCTCAACAGCTGGGTAACTCTGAGTCCACTATTGACCAAGTTAAATCAATGCAGAAGGCTGAAGGTAAAGGTAAGTCTAAGCTGGAACAGGTGCTAGACCCATTGGCTATGATGGGCTCACAGGCAGCAACAGCGTACTCTTCGGGTGCGTTCGATAGTAAGTCCACCAAGGCCCCAATCAGTCAGGCCCAAGGCACAAAGGTAGGAGGTAAGTAATGGCTAGTAAATTAGAACAAGCATTAAGCCAGATGCCACAGGCCGGGTCTACTCGAATCCGTGGTGGCGCAGCGTCCATGCAGTATCGCCCAGTGACCATTCAACAGGAGGGTGCCCGCCAGTCCAACCTAGTGCAGTCCTTGGCGAAGTTTGGGGCAGCAATGGGTGAGGCGGCAGACGCCTACGATAAGCGACAGCGGGACAAGGCTGAGGAGCGGTCCGACGAGATTATCCGTAAGTTGACCCCAGAGCAGCGCCGAGAGGCAATCAAGAACGGGACCCTGCTGTATCAGGACGACCCATATGCTATGGAGGCCCTGCGGTTCAAGACTGGCCGTAACGCTGCGTTCCTCATAGACGACGAAGTGGCACAGAAGGTTCAGAACGGTGAGTTCCGCACTCGTACTGAGATGGAAGAGTATCGCCATAAGCGGTTGACCGAAGGTGCCAATGAGTACGCTGAGCAGTTCATGATTAACCCTGAGGACTCAGAGTTCCAACGGGGGTTCAACGCAAACATCACTGAGCGTAACATCTCGCTGTACGGTAAGCACGATACGTTCCTAAGCGAGCAGGCGCAGAAGGGTGCTATACTGGCCTCTAAGGTTGAGCTGTCAGGTGTGCTTAAAGACCCTGCCGTACTGGCTCGTCCAGAGTCCGGTGAGTTCTTCCAGCGCTACATCGATAACGCTATCAAGACCGGAAGCATCCCTAGCGACGCTCAGGCCCAGCAGGTCATCATCGGGTCCCTTAACGACGTCATCCAGCGTCCGGGTGCTACCAACTTCCTCCAGAGCCTTGCAGACCGTCCGGTGACCCTCAACGGGAAGACCTCGACCTATAAGGAGCTGATGGGAGAGGAGCAGTGGAATGCCCTGATGGTCAAGGCCCAGTCGACTCAGTTCGACAATGACGCTAAGTTGTCTGAAGGTTTCCGCCTTGGGATTACCAGCGCGTTGAACCAAGACGACACCAGCAAGGGCTGGGAGATGCTTCAGGGTGCCAAAGCGGAACTAGATCGTCTACAGCCCGGTGAGCAGATGACCCCAGAGCGTGAGCGTTTGATTCAGGCTGAGGAGCAGATGCAGGCCCGTTTCCGTCAGGAGGCTCAAGCAGCAGCCAAGGAGATGGACAAGCGGCAAAAGACCATCAACAAGAATCAGGTCATCGACCAGCAGTTTACCAAGCGTATCAACGGTCAGTACGTATCCACCAGCTACAAGGATATGCCAACCAACGAGAACACCGGAGAGTTCACTCACAGCGACATGGTGAACTACGCTAACGGTAAGCTGGCTGAGATTGACCAGATGCAGCTCACGGAGCAACAGAAGGACCGCATGAAGCTGAGCTACCTCCGGGCAGACTCAGAGGGTGGAGCCTTCCGTACCGTTGTGGGCCAGATGGTAACCGACGCTGGGTCTGAATGGTCTGCCGCTGTGATTAACGGTAAGTTACCGGAGGACACCACAGCGTTGAACAAGCTGCGCACCATGCGTAACACCGACCCGGACCTCTTCGCTGCTCTGTATCCTGACAAGGCTGAGCTATTCCTAACTCTTGACATGATGGATAAGCAGGGGATCGACCCTCAGATTCTCATCGACGCTGACCGTTCCCGCCGCAGTCTCACAAAAGAGATGCAGTACGAGGATGACAAAGCGTGGGCGGCACTGAAGAACAACTCCCAGTCCCCGGAACTGTCCCGCATTCCAGCCAGTCTTGATGCTATGGCCAGAAAGATGTATGACAGCGTCAAGTACCGCACAGGCAACAGTGACATGGCTATGGAGCAGGTCGATAAGTTCCTCAAGGAATCCACTGTGACCTTCAAAGGTGATGACGTGGATGGTGATACCATTGGTATTATCCCGAAGAACATCCTACAGGTCAGTGATGACCCTAAGAGCTGGGAGCAGGGCCGAGACATCCTCGAAGAAGCCCGTAAGGGAATCATTGCGGCTAACCCTTGGGTGGCCAACAAGCAGCTGACGATGTACCAGCAGGGTGACTCTATCTACATGATGGACACCACTGGTACCGTACGAATCCGCTACGACAAGGAGCTACTGACTCGAACCTATCAGGAACAGCAGCAGCGACTGGCCAAGGAAGCCGAAGAGAAGGCACTGAAGGAAGCAACCAAGCGTGCACCTATCTCCGCAGCCACTCAGGCCCGTAAGGCAGCTGGTGAGCGTGTCCGTGCGAAACGTAAAGCCACTCCGAAGTTCATCTATGGAGGTGGCGACCAATAACCATTAAGGAGACAACATGAGCTACGATAAGTCTAAACCTAGCGATTACGATGGCATCTTCCAGAAGGCAGCAGACTCTCATGGGGTCTCCTATGACCTCCTGCGTAAGTTATCGTTTAACGAATCATCCTTCAACCCCAAGGCCGTCTCTAAGACTGGCCCTAAAGGAATCATGCAATTCACCCGCAACACGGCCCGCGCTATGGGCCTTAACGTGACCGATGGTGATGACGATGGGCGATACAACCCAGAGTTAGCCATTGACGCTGGCGCTAAGTTGCTTGCCAGTCTCGTTAAGAAGTACAACGGGGATGAGCTGAAAGCAGCCCTAGCGTATAACCAAGGGGAAGGCCCAGCAGGTTCCCCTCAGCTCCAAGCGTACGACAAGGGGGACTTCGGGTCTATCTCGGAGGAGGGTCGCAACTACATGCGCAAGCTGCTGGACGTGGCGAAGAGTCCGAACTCGGGCGCACTGGAAGCGTTCGGTGGTATCACCCCAAAGGGTAAAGGGATTCCCGCAGAGGATGCCTTCAAGGGCATCTCCAAGACTGGCAAGGTAGGTACCGAACTGCCGGAGTCCCATGGGTTCGACGTTGAGGGTGTAGCGCAGGAAGCTCCAAACACCCCGTACGCTAAGGACTTCTGGGAGAAGACCGGGACGACCCTCGATGAGTACAACGCTCGGTCCACCTTCTTCGGCTTCGGTGATGCTGCTGAGGCTCAACTTCAGAACTCCACGTTGGGTGTGGCCTTCCGTGCTGCCAGAGTGGACGATGGGTACGATGTGTTCAAGGACACGATGACCCCTACTCGCTGGAACTCGTACGTCCCCTCTAAGGAAGACTTGCAGAAGCTGCGAGACTCCGGGTTGCCTCCGAGTTACTACGGTGTGGTGACTGGTGGTGACGGTGAGAACTGGGACGCACTCATTAAGCTGGCCAAGGATAACTTCGAGGCCGACCAACGTGCCGCTGAGGCTGGTACTGGTGCGAAACTCGCTGCTGGTATCGTTGGTGCTGGTGTTGACCCATTAAGCTATGTGCCTCTGGTCGGTGTGGCAGGGAAGGGACTCAAGGTGGTCAATAAGGCCCTGCGAGTAGGCGCACAGGCTGGGTCACTCAGCGTTGCCTCTGAGGGAATCCGTACGTCAGTAGCTGGTGGCGAAGCTCACTACGCTGATGCCGCACTCGGTGGGTTACTGTTCGGCGCTGGCATGTCTGCCCTTAGTGACGCTGTGGCTGCTGGTATCCGTAAGGCGCGTGGCGTCGAGTCCGTGAATGAGTTCGCTGGACCAGCACTCCGTATGGAAGCACGAGAGACTGCCATCAACACTGGTGGTCACGACACCTCGACACTACCTCCAGCGAACTTCTTGTTCGAGCAGGACCACAGAGGTGTTCCGTTTGCTGACCACCCGACCGAAGAGGGCGCAGTGGTTCTGGCCAATGGTTCCATCCTGAGTGACACCAACCCGCTTAACCCAAGGACTCAACGTGACTTCGCAGATATTGACCCAGAGCGTGCGGCACCCGGTATCAAACTCGGCGGGTTCACTGAGATTGGCCTGAAGACCTTAGGTTCCAAGGATGCTGGCGTTCGTGCAATCGCTCAGGACCTCGTTCGTTCTCCTACAGGGATGCAATCAGGGTCTAGCGGTAAGTTCGGGGCTACAGCTTCGGACATCCATGAGCGGCTCCATGCGACTGACCAACGGATGTATAACCAACTGTATGACGCTGTTGACCGTGCCATGAAGGACCCAGAGTTCTCCGTGGGCGGGCAGAAGATGTCTCGTAGAGCCATACGTCAGGAAGTCTACAAGCGTGCGGCCTTGGCGATTGAGCGTCCAGAGTTACAGGCTGATTTGACCAAAGGTGAACGTGAGGTGATGGACCTGCTGAAAGAGCACTTCGACACCAAGCGTGAGCTGATGGAACAGCCGGGTATCTTCGGTAACGCCAACGCCGTGAGTATCTTCCCCGGTAGTCGACACAAGGGTACATACGTGCCTAACGTGTACGACAGGGGTGCTAAGGAACTGATGATGCAGAAGCTGGGCGGACCTGAAGGACTCCAACAGGCAATCGCTCAGAGCTGGCTTACCAGTTACCGAGTGCGTCCTGAGGTCAAGGCACGTGTCGACGAGTACCTAATGGAACTCAACGGCTACAAGTCGGTAGACCAAGTGACACCTGAGGTGGTCCAGAAGCACGCTATGGATAAGGCGTACGGTATCAGCCATACTGAGGACTTCACAGCGTCCAGCGTCATTGATGACAACATCACAGGTCTGGTCGGTATCGAGAATAACTCGTTCCTTGAGGCCCGTAACATGTTCGACAGCGACCTCCCGGTTACCTTGCCGGACGGGTCAACCTTCAGCGTCAACGACCTTCGGGACTTCGACATGGCACGGATTATCCCAGCGTACGACCGCCGAGTTAACGGTGATATCTCCATCATGGGTGGTAGTGGGAAGACCACGAAGCAGCTCAAGGACGAAATCATGGCGTTAGACAAGCGGGCCGAACGTAAGGGACAGCTGAAGGGCGAAGTGGAAGCACTGAAGGATACCGTTAAGATTCTCACTGGACGTGCTCGTCGTAACAACGATACGGCCTTTGAGACCGCTATGCGTACCCTGAACGACCTAGCGTTCTTCGCTAAGAACTTCTACATGGGTCCGCAGAACCTCACAGAGATTGCGGGGATGTTGGCAAAGGGTAACGTTAAGGCGATGCTCCACGGTATCCCAACGTTGCGGGACCTCGCCACCAGAACCTCTCCGGTATCCGGTAGTGAACTCCGTGAACTCCATGGGGCGCTATTCGGTAAGGAACTCGACCAGTTAATCCGTCCGGGGCGTGAGGATATCGTACAGCGAATCCGTGAGGCTTCCGATACCAGTGGGGCCATGGCGTCAGTCATTGGTACCATCAAGTTCGGTACTCAGGAGCTGTCGGCTCGTTCTCCTTGGACCAAGATGCTGAACGGTACGGCTAACTACATTCTGGACACTGCCCGTCAGGGTGTGCTCGGTGATGTGGCTGGTGCGGCCCTAGGAGGTAAGGGTTCCAAGTTTGGAAAAGAGAACTTCCTCAAAGCTGCCTCTATTAGTCCTGAGCAGTGGAAGGGCATCAAGCAACTCTTTGTCGATCACGCGACTCGTGACGCTAACGGCCAGTTCACCATCAAGGACAAGAAGGCTTTCAGTCAGGACCCGAGAGCGATGGACCTGTGGCGTCTTGCCGATAAGGTCGCCGACGAGACCATGCTTCGGCCCCACAAGGTATCACAGCAGGATTCCAAAGCGTACGGTGCCGGTGTCAAGATGGCTATGCAGTTCAAGAACTTCACCATCAAGTCGCTCAACGCCAAGTTCATTCGGTCCTTCTATGAGGGCTACAAGAACAACCGCGCTATCGACATGGCGTTGACCCACGTGTTGTCTCTGGGTATCGCCGGGACGTACTTTGCGATGCAGGCCCATGTGAAGGCTTACGGTCTCCAAGAGTCTCAGCGTAAGGACTACCTGAAGAAAGCCTTGAACCCGACCATGATAGGCTACGCAGCGTTGACTCGAAGTTCCCACACTGGTGCCCCGCTGTCCATCGCATCGATGATTGCGGGTGCCGCTGGGTTCCAAGACGCCAACATGCTGCGCTCCACCATCTTACCTAAGGAGGAACAGTTCCAGAAGAAAGATGGAGCGTCCAAAGGTCGAGCTGAGTCGAGCAACCTTGCGGGCAACTTGGGGTCTCAGGTCCCGGCTCTGGGTTACGTAGGGAACGTCATTGCGACCGCCAAGAACGCCTACGGTGTTGCTACAGCACCTAATAAGCCGACTGAGCGAGACTACATGACTGGCCTAATGAACTCCACTAAGGAGCTTGTGCCGAACGACCCACTGACTCAACAGCTCATCATGAAAATCTACGAGGCTAACGGAGTAACCATCAAACAGCAGCCTAAACCTAACTAATTAGGTAGCACTATAGGGAGACCTAGCGGTTTCCCTCCACATTCAACTTAAGGAGGCCACAATGGACCAAGATACTAAAACAATTATCCAGTACCCCACAGGTAGCGACGAATACGATATCCCCTTCGACTACCTGTCGCGTAAGTTTGTCCGTGTGTCTCTCGTATCGGATACCCAGCGCGTCTTACTGGATAACATCACAGATTACCGTTACGTCTCCAGAACGCGCGTCAAGCTGCTTGTAAGTACCGATGGGTATAGCCGTGTAGAGATTCGACGCTTCACCTCTGCGTCCGAGATGGTCGTGGACTTCAGCGATGGGTCCGTTCTCCGCGCGACCGACCTTAACGTGTCCGCTCTACAATCTGCACACATCGCAGAGGAGGCTCGTGACTTATTCAGCACATCCCTGAGCATTGGCCAACTTAGCTACTTTGACGCTAAAGGCTTGCAGATAAAGAATGTAGCAGCAGGTGTTGACAATACCGATGCAGTAACCGTTCAGCAGCTCAACAAGATAATCGCTGACGTCGTGACCACCATCCCTGACAGTGTGGCAGATAACATCCGGGGCCTTTGGGCGCGAGTTTTAGGTGACATCGGAATCACGCTTGTTGACGGTAGCTTCGAGACTGGTGCAACCATTACTACCAGAACTCAAGCACTGTGGTCCATAAGTGGCCGTAAGTGCTATACATGGGCTGGTGCTCTGCCTAAGGTTGTCCCCGAGAACTCTACCCCAGAGTCTACAGGCGGTATTTCCGAAACGGCGTGGGTGGATAGTTCCTCCAAGGCCCTCGGTGTACTTTTGGCTGGACCATCTGGAGCTGAGCGAGTCGGTCTCAAGCAGGGCGGTACCGTTCAGGACGCCATTAATTGGTTGACGTTCGACTCCTTCGACATCGTAAAGGATGGTTCAAAAGATGTCACGGCAGATATTATGGCAGCCTGCGTTGTAGCCAACGACCTCGGGATGGACATTAAGCAGAACGATGGGACATACCTAGTGTCTGGAAACCCTGTGTGGCCTGTGTACAACTCTCTTGACCTCAATGGGGTGACGCTGAAGTTGGCTGCGGGTTTCTCTGGATACTTCGCGCTGACCCAGAAGGACTCCACGACGGTTTACGGACCAACCAGCCCTATCGTTCAGGCCATCAATGCGGCTGGTGGGCGGACCGCTGGTTCAGGTGTTTTGGAAGGTCTGGTGAACTCTACCGAGCTGAATGGGAAGTTCCTGTTCATGGAGGGCGCTGATGTCCTTTACTACTCCCGAGGAACCGCTAAGTATTGGTGGACTAACACCTACCTGTCAAACCGTGGGAAACTGAGCGACAACCTTAAGTATGGTGTATCGGCTATCACGAAGATAACCGCAGTTACCCCTCGCACGAAGATTGTCCACTATCGCCTGCCTAATCTGGACTTTGGCAATGGCCCTGCGAACAACGGCGTGATTCGCGTACTGAACAACACTCGGTTCATTATGCAAGGTGGCTCAATCTCCAACCGACCACTTAAGGATGTGTCAAAGAGTCCGGTAATAATCAGTCTAAACTACTGCGCGGCCTTCAAGGCGTTCGACTTCTTCGACCCGTACCCTGCTTTTGCGGTGAATACCAACGACTCACTCGTCTACTCCTACACCCTGAACTTCAACGACATCGTTGACGCTGTATTTGAGAACTTCAACTCTCAGGGGTATGGTTGGGGTGTGGTTGGCGGGCAGCGCTCTACCAACATAACCTACCGTGACTGTAACCTTAACAGGGTGGACATGCACGACCCTTACATGGGGTACCTGAAGGTCCTTGATACCCGATTGGGTACTTGGGGCATAAACGCCTCAGGCATGGGTGATATGTACTTAGAGCGCGTCACCGTTGATTTGGACGATTCGGCACATGGTGGCTATCGTGAGCATGAGGGTATCATCAACGCACGTGGTGACTTTGGTGGGTTCCATGACGGTGGCTTGTACGTTAAGGACCTTACAATCGTCGGTGAGGCTTCGGCCTTTGAGGCTGCATCCGGACACCCAGTGGCTCTGGTCTCTGCGTACTCCTTCAATGCGTCACTTGCGTACATCCCCGAATCCTCTCCGGTTACGCCGTGGGGCTTCAAGGAGGTAATCGTTGAGGGTCTGCACTGCCCGTTCAAGCGGACTGGTCGTCGGTTTAACTCCATCATCTCCGCTCCAAGTATCCAGTTCACGGTGTATCACCCGATGCGGGTTAAACTGGAGGACTGTAACTTCAACTCTACGGCGTTCGAGAAGTTCGACCTGAGGGGCTGGAGGGTTACTCCGTACAACCCCTCGAAGGTTGGTATCGCGAACACTCTGGCATTCCGTCCTACGAACTTTGTTGATGTGAAGGACTGCTCGATGGTTGGCCTTGAGTTCACACGACCACTGAGAGCCTACGATTACTCTAACTTTGACGTAAACCTCGTTAACGTTAAGAACGTAGAGGAGCACTCCCTGTCGCCGTTCACTCTGTACACTAACCAGTGTGGTCGTTATAACTTGGTTGGGTGCGGTCTGCAACAGATTGTGGACAAGTCGATGACCACAGGTGAGCGTGCAAACCGTCGGAGCACGTTCTCGGTGACTGGTGGTACTTGGAACTCGCTTACCGGAAACCCTACGGATATAACCTATGGTAACGGCTATGACATCCCTGTGGTGGCGACTGGCGTTATGTTCGTTGGTCCGTACTCCCAGACTGAAGTGACAGGCGCAAACTTGAACGTTGCGGAGTTCGTTCAGGCATCCGGGTGCAAGTTCCTAAGCTCCGGCCCGACCTACATCCAGCCGTTACTCTGGAGTGGAGCAGCTGGTCCAACTGGAGCGAGTGCCAACTTCAACGTGGCACGCGGGAACACTCTGGGCCTGGACATATCTGCGGTTAACGGTGAGACGTCTCAGGTTATCTCAGCGACTCTGGTGATTCCGCAAGGGTTCTCAACTGGCCCGGCTGCCGGTACAACCTACGGGTTCACAGTGGCAAAGAGCGTCAATTATCAATTAGGCCTCAACGCCCGTAGCCTGAAGGCAAACGTAGGTCTGGTGCGCTGTAGTGCTACAATCACCGGAGTGTACCTGAACGCATAAGGAGGTATTAATGTTATCCCTAGACTTCAACAACGAAGTTATCAAGGCGGCTCCCATTGCGGGGGTCGCTGGGGCTGACGGTGTAGCGAGACTCTTCTGGGGTCTCTCACTCAACGAGTGGTTCTACGTCGCAGCAATCGCCTACACAGTGGTTCAGATTGGTGCCAAGGTAGTCGATAAAGTCATTGATTGGAAGAAAGCTAATAAGGAGTAACATATGGACCTGATTAAGTTCCTCGAAATGTTAGACACTGAGATGGCTCAGCAGATGCTCATGGACCTGAAGAATCCAGAGAAGCGGACCCCTCAGCTGTACAACGCCATTGGTAAACTACTGGAGCGTCATAAGTTCCAAATCTCTAAGCTGACCCCTGACGTTAACATCTTGGGCGGACTGGCTGAGGGTCTGGAGGCTTACAACTCCAAGGTGGGCGCTGATGGTCTGACAGATGACGATAAGTTCACCCTACAGTGATATACTCAAGGTACTACTATATGTAGTGCCTTTATGGATGTCATTGCACTACGCTAGGCGTTCCTACGTGAAATCTGAGAAACAACGGGAGGCATTATGCTGGAGTTCACAAAGAGAATCGTCCCGTATCTTGTGGCTATCACGGTGTTTGCCTTCGGGTGGCACTTGGGTTCGCAATCTACGGACGATAAATGGAAGGAGGTAGTACAGAATGAGTACGTTAAGAAGCAAACGGCTAGAGCTGAAACTCAGAAAGCGATTGACGCAGTATCGGCTAAGTACCAAGCAGACCTTGAAGGGCTGGAAGGCAGCACTGATAGGATTATTGCTGATTTGCGTAGCGACAATAAGCGGCTGCGCGTCAGAGTCAAACCTACCAGTGTCGCCGCAGGACCAGACGGTCGATGCCTCGTTGATGGTTCCGTCGAACTACACGAAGCAACTGCTCGAAGTCTTATCGCAATAACCCAGAAGGCCGACCTCAAAGAGAAGGCCCTACAGGCCACAATTCGCAAGCTGCAAGGGAAGGGAGGTGAACATTGAGTAACTCTCAGCAAGCCAAGAACGCCTTAATCATTGCGCAACTGAAGGGTGACTTCGTCGCCTTTCTCTTCGTGCTCTGGAAGGCCCTGAACCTACCGGAACCAACCAAGTGTCAAATCGACATGGCCAAGTGTCTGGCAGACCCAAAGAACAAGAAGTTTATCCTTCAGGCTTTCCGTGGTATCGGGAAGTCGTTCATCACGTGTGCGTTCGTAGTGTGGACCTTGTGGCGAGACCCTCAGTTAAAGATACTGATTGTCTCAGCCTCAAAGGAACGTGCGGACGCTAACTCCATCTTCATCAAGAACATCATCGACTTGTTGCCTTTCCTGAGTGAGCTTAAGCCTCGCCCCGGTCAGCGTGATTCCGTGATTAGCTTCGATGTAGGCCCTGCCAAGCCGGACCACAGCCCGTCAGTTAAGTCTGTGGGTATTACGGGTCAGCTTACTGGTAGCCGTGCTGATATTATCATTGCAGATGACGTGGAGATTCCCGGTAACTCTGCAACCCAAGGTGCTCGTGAGAAACTCTGGACGTTGGTTCAGGAGTTCGCCGCACTGTTGAAACCTCTGCCGACTAGCCGTGTTATCTATCTGGGGACCCCTCAGACCGAGATGACGCTCTACAAGGAACTTGAGGACAACCGTGGGTACTCCACCATCATCTGGCCTGCGCAGTATCCTCGCTCCAAAGAGGAAGACCTGTACTATGGCGACCGACTGGCTCCTATGCTCCGTAATGAGTACGATGAGGACAAAGAGGGACTCAGTAGCCAACCTACCGACCCGGTTCGATTCGACTCTACGGACCTTCAGGAACGTGAGGTGGAATACGGCAAGGCTGGCTATACGCTTCAGTTCATGCTCAACCCGAACCTCAGTGACGCCGAGAAGTACCCGCTACGCCTCCGTGACGCCATCGTGTGCGGTCTACAGGCGGACAAGGCCCCAATGCACTACCAGTGGTTGCCGAACCGTCAGAACCGCAATGAGGAGCTTCCTAACGTGGGCATGAAGGGTGACGAGATTTACTCCTTCCATACGGCCTCAAGTAACACTGGTGCGTATCAGGGTAAGATTCTGGTCATTGACCCGAGTGGTCGTGGTAAGGATGAGACAGGCTGGTGCGTACTGTACACCCTCAACGGCTACATCTACTTGATGGACGCTGGTGGTACTCGCGGTTACGAAGAGAAGTCCCTTGAGTTCCTCGCGAAGAAGGCTAAGCAGTGGCAGGTGCAGACTGTGGTCTTCGAGAGTAACTTCGGTGACGGTATGTTCGGTAACGTGTTCCAGCCTGTGCTCCTGAAGCATCACCCAGCGCACCTCGAAGAGATTCGTGCTCGTGGTATGAAAGAGGTCCGCATCTGCGATACTCTTGAGCCTGTACTGGCAAGTCACCGCTTGGTAATCCGTGATGAAGTCATCCGACAGGACTACCAGACGGCACGTGATGCAGACGGTAAGCACGCTCTGAAGTACAGCCTGTTCTACCAGATGACCCGTATGAGCCGTGAGAAGGGAGCTGTGGCACATGACGACCGACTTGATGCGTTAGCATTGGGTGTCGAGTTCCTACGCTCTACGATGCAGCAGGACGCTGTGAAGATAGAGGCTGAGGTACTTCAGGAGTTCTTGGAGCACCACATGGAGAAACCTCTGAGTAACATCTCACAGTTCCGGGTCACCAGCAGCAACGGTGTTGACATCCGGTGGGAAGACGATGGGGATGACACTATGTTCATCGCATGGTGATTATGCAGGGATTGTGCATAAGGATTCATTGGGCCACGGAAGGCCACTTTTGGAAAACTCTAGGTATAACAGACACTTGGAATTAGGTAGCACTATAGGGAGAGACCCCTAAAGACTTACTATAAGACTACTTAAAGTTTCATTCATATAGTTATGCACTCTAAGTCTCCTCTATGAGAGAGGGTAGTGATGTTAATATCACCCTCTAACTATAAGACACTAAGAGCCAACATAAGGAGGACCTATGCGCTTATTGTTAACCTTACTGCGCCATAGGACTACTTGGCGATTTCTGCTGGTACTTGCTGGTGCCATTGGGGCTTCACTGGCTACTCAGCAGCAACTCAGTGGACTGGAGACTCTCGTGTGCTCTCTACTCACTTGTAGCGATCAGGGTCTTCCTGACGCGCTAGGGATTCCGTAGTGATGCTTATCAGCATACACCACTCCATCCCTCTATAGTCAATACTTAAAGTTAACCTTAGGTGATTCACTGGGTCTACCTACGGGTCTGTGCAATGACCTGAGGGCTACCTGAGGTTACCTTTAAGAATTTTACATAAAGTTCTGAGTGTACATCTCACAGTTTACACTTTTGGTTATCCCCCGGTACCCTCCAGTTCACCCAAAGTAACCATAGGCCACCCTAAACCTTCGGTTTAACCTTAGGTGGGACTGTTGGGAAACCTTGGGTGATACTATATGTTGTGGTGAGTGGGACCTTGGGATACTATATGTTGATGTCTCTGTGTCCCT